CGGGCGTGAGGATACTGACAAATAACAAGGAATGCATAAGGCATATTCCGAGTCAACAAAAATTAAAAATTAAGTAGTAACAACGGTGCAAGGAGGAAGTCCAACGAGGCAACCGAAGGAAAAATCGTCAGAGCAAGCAGCATACAAGCGGAAAGTATTAGTATCGCCGTTAGCGGAGCGAAAATAAACGTTGGTAGAAGGTACGTTTCCTTGGAGCTGAGCAGTAGCTAGTTTGTCGACGACATTGGTGTTGTTAGATGTATAAAGGGTAGAAGTAGCATCAATAGTAGGGTAAATATGTTGCATCCCATAACAAGGGACGGTAAACTCGGTAGTCCCTTCTTGAACAGGTTGGGTCATGGTGGAGACTGCACGATAGCCATTGAATCCAGGAAAAGGGTCAAAGTCAATGTAAGCTCCAGGATTCAATCTTCCATAAGCCACCGGTTGTTCGATGAGGGGACTAACGTCACGGTTGATACGGACGGTGTAAGTACAAGTTTTCGGGTCGTTGATGTAATCGTGGACTATTTTAAAACGTCTACCACCTCGGTAAAAAGCGTAGAAGAAGCCAAAATAGTCAAAATAAGAAGCACTCATGATGTAGGCTCGGGTCGAAGTAGGGTTCTCAAGGGGACGGCGTTGTAATAGCCAAGGTTGAATGTAAATGTACTTATTCTGTTGTTGTAAAAAGAAATTTTCTTGTATGAAATGTTTAACGACGGACCTAATGGAGGCCGTACGTTCACCGTGGCAAAGCATATGGGCATCCTTCGCATAAGAATCAGAAGGACCATACTCAGCGAAATTGAAATTGTGGTTGTCGGACTCAGTTCCAATTTGAGCAACAGGAAGTTGACCAATGTCTTGCTCTTCATGAATAATGTTGTAGAGGGGAAGAGCGTTGGAACGAGGTGGAAGAGGAATTTGATCGTCTCGGTCGTCCATAACAGCATGCTGGGCGACGGCATAGCCAGTGGTGGAATCCTGGTTGGCATCGGGGACTCGAAAAGTAATGTTGTTAGCTGTAATGGGCACAGAAAAACAAAAATCAGGAGCACCATTCATTTCCATAAGAATTTGGATGGTTGTAGCACAATTCGGTGCAGCACGAAGCTGTTCGTAAACGGAAACCTGGAGGTAACCGTTAGAAGCATCGTTGACAAGATAGGGAGCAACACCTTCAAGGTAATTGCAACGCCGAAAAGGTCGAGTGTGAGCATATGGGACTGTATATGTAAAACCAGACGTGGTACGCAAATCAATAATGGAAGAATGGGAGTGATTAGGGTCAAGAGCCCCAGTTGCAGATGTAGCACCTGGAATCCAAGAAACACGGAGGCGACCAGAATGCAACTTGGTCTTAACCAATTTAAAGGTGAAAGTAATACCCCCGCGCCAATAAGCAAAAGCGCGAGAAAGTGCATAAAGATGGGTGGGATTACCTTGCCAGACCTGGCGAAATTTATCGACAAGAACGAAATCTGCGATGGCTGAAGAAGGGCTGACGTTGAAGCCGGCAATAACACTACCAGCTGCGTCAGTTGTGGACCAGTTAGATTGTTTGACGAATTCAGGTCGAGAGACAATGTGTGAAACAGTCATCTCATCCTCCTGTGATCCGAACAAACCTGGTGGAGTGTCCAATTCGGTGGCGACACTAGAACCAAGATTGGTTCCGTAATCAATCCCGTCAGTGTGAAGTAAATGGTTGTTAAGGCGAGGTCTAGTGATAGTATTTGGAGACTGGTCGGTGGGTTTAGACCACCCAAAAAGTGCGGCAAATGGACCAGCAGCTTCAGCAAGAGTGGCAACCGCCTTGGAAGCAGAAGCCAAAACTCCTGTAACGCTAGCTTCTTTGAGTTCGTTACCAATCTGGGCGGCAGGAAGTTCTGCGTCATGATCTGTGAGAGGTTTGATGTTGTTGGCAGCCCTGAAAATAGCAGGACCGGGATTGATTGACAGAGGAGCGCGTGTAGGTATTGAAAGTTCCGGGTCAACCATAGAGGCAGTGAGTGTCCAAGAAACACCTTTGCCACTAATGTCGTTGAGGTTACCATATGATGATATGTACAAGGTTCCAAAAGAGCCTTGTGCAGTAACCAAGTTGTAATAAGTGTGTGGAGAAATCATGTCCATGGTCAAGGAACATTCAGATTGGGTGGCAATGTCAAGTTGGGCGTTAGGACAACCACTATGTCCGGTTTTAGTGGAAACAATAGCAGTTGCTTTGTTCCTAGAATACTGGGCGTAAGGGATGTAAAACATCATAAGACGTCCAGCTTGAAAAGGTTCGGAATTGACTGTAAGTTGGAAACGAATTTTACCGCGAAGTCCAAGAAAACCTTGGACCTTAGCACGAAAATCTGGAATAGTCAAGAAGCGGTCGGGCCAATCAGAAGAATGAATAATGACGTCTGAAGAATCATTCCATAGACCATAATCAATAACGTAAGGACGTTTGATAAAATCAAGAAGAGTGCTATTTTCAGACGTTGAACAAGTTGCGGAATCGAGAAGGTTAGTTAAAGATGGTTTGTAAACAGGTTCCACTGGTCGGGAATCACCATCAGTGTTAAAAACTGTGGTGTCGGAAACAAGAGTTGGAGAAATTAAAGAAAGGTCAGAGTCGGATGCAAGAGCAAAAGCGTTGTTAACCTGGTTTTCGGATTTGTGCATTACAGGATTGGCTAGTGAATTTTTAACGCAAATGGACCACTAAATCCATGAGCGCGAGTCTGTTGTCCTAGATAGCGGTTGGGCTGCAACCACCCCATCTTGAACAGTAACCTAAATAGGAAGGGTATGACCAATGTCGGAGTCGGGGCATGCTTTAGACAGACGGTTTTGACACATGCGGGTGTTTAAACCTAACACATCAACATTGGCTTTAAAAAGCTTAAAATTAAAAGGACGGACAAAAAGTAAAAAGAACATATTTGTGGGAATATCCTGTAAAGGGGTTAACCGGATGTAAAACTTTCTTAACAAAACGCAACAGGATTGTTGAGGTACTGGATGTACCCGCGGTTTATAGGAAGACGACGGGCAGTTGAAAAATACGCTTCTTCAATCTTGGATACTTTGTCATTGAAAATACCTTCACCATGTTGGGCTAGCTCGGTATAGACACTCTGAACTTGTTGAAATTCGAGATCAAGTTGGTCAGTTGTACGGGATTTCGAAGTATAGTTCAGGATAGACATTATATGGTTAAGTGGAAGTGGTGCAAATTGTCGGTTAAATTGGTAATCATAGCGGAAGGAGCGTTTGATAAACGATACTTCATCAATGGTACGAGTCGTGAGTTCTCGTCCAGATTTGGATTCATCAGTGTAAGTCATACCAAGTTCAGCTAAAGCACGTGTGATAGTTCCCTGGTGAAACCAAGGGGAAATGACAGGCGACACGTTGATTACATTATCATCACCGTATGAAATCATGGTGACGTGTTGTGCAAAATGTGAAATGTCATACTCGAGTGGGCAAAGAAGTAAAAAGGCAGTACGAATAATGATCGAATTGTACAAACAATTAAGGATTGAAGTGATGGGGCACCCGGATGGCTGGGAGTGGGTCCATTGATAAAGAACCCCACGTACAAGATGCGTGGAATGAACAATGCTACAAAACAATGCTATACGAGTAAGAGTGTGTTCGTCGTTATACCAATCGTTGATGATGTCGAGTACAGACCAAAGCACGTAGGAAAGAAGAGTGCCGTCGAAATTAGAATAATCTCCAGCTACAACCTCTCTTCCACGGCTTTGTAAATGGCGATACAGCTGGGTCCACTCGTGGCTGTAAGGATTAATACCTACAGCGCATTCGTTGTGAACTCGATTTTCCATCATCCAAGCTGTGAACGATAAAAAGTGCATTCGGAAAGCAATGGTGAAATGTTGTGGCCCTATAGCAAAAGCACGAGTTTTCCCTGCGTCAACACGGTCGTGGGGTCGAAGTTCATCTTTCAACGTGTCGATCCAAACCACTCGTGGTATGATACCTTGCCTGCAACTTTCAATGAGGGCATGGGTTTCAGACTGAAGTTTTTCAGGCAACATCCCATCAAAAACGTAGTCAGAATCACCCAAATAGGCGGTCTTTCCACGTTTGCGGTTCGTGAGACACCATGGGTAACCAGGCGAGGTCGTTCTGTTGAGCGGAGCTAGTAAGGGATCGTCCGGAAGGCCCGTGACAGCTGTTTGGAAATCATAAACGGTGGGAGTACGCTTAATTGGGGACTCGAGAAGGAGGCGGTATAGGTCTTTTTGGGCGGTGTCTACTAGTTCATAAGAAATAGCTGGCGTGACACCAGCGGCTTTAAGCAAAGCCTTAGGAAGAGGATCAACGATTTCATTGTTCTTATCTACGAAAGGACCTAAATGAGCAGGCGCATTTGGTATGGGACCAAATCTTCCATGAACAGAAGAACGCATGATGGTTGAGCGTCGATTCTCGGAAACGGGTGCAAGGTTTGCTATAGGAGTGAAATGAGAATCCAAGATAAAATCCTGAACTGGTTCAATCGACTCGTTGGTATAAACTTGGGCACTAACAAACTTGGCAAGAGTGGTTTCGAGATCGTCACGGTCAATAGCACTTGAATAATTGGTAGTTGTGGTGTTGTCAGAAGCACCAGCAACGTGCATCCCAATGCAACGACCAACGAGTAACGGGGAAGCTGCAACAAGCAATTTTCCACAGTCACCAGTTTTCGTGGGAAAGGAATACGCATAGGAACGAGCGATTTTGGTTACTGCAGTCGCTCCCGTCATAGACGGGAGAGTGTATCTTTGGTCACCTTGGGATTGAATTTCCCCAGAGGCGGTGTCACGAGTAATAACATCATTGTTAGCGGCAGTGCCAATGAGTGAAGCGGTGGTGCGTGTGATCTTTTGCACGTCAGCTTTAGTACTGAAATGTCTAAGAATGTTTGTGTGTGGGTGAAGAGTTTTGAAGAGATTGACTATAGCGTAATCAAGGTTTGGAACTGAATGAACATCCTTACAAAAGACGTCAAGACGGATGTTGAAAGTAGCGTTCTTTGGCGAAACAAGTATGATTACAATATTGCGTATAGTATCGTCATCAAGACCACGGAAAAAACTGAGGAAATGAGCAGGAATGAGACACATGGTGCCACGAATGACAGTGAGTGTTCCCATTTTCTTACGTTCGCCTAAATCTTTGTAAAACATTTGGTATTGGTTGTTGGCTATGGCGGTACACACGTCCACATGATTTTGGTCATGGAAAGCTTCAGCGCGAGGGGTGGCTTGGACGGGACGGATCGCAGCAGCGGTCACAGGTCGTGAAAGACTACTATAAAGTTCAGAATGACTTTCCCAGAAGTGTGAACACGGAAAATGATCACACTCACAGATGTTAGCGGCTTGGTGGTCAGTAGCGGCGTGTGCCAACACTGACATAGCCTCGGCCATGGGAGTACCAGCAGCTTGGGCAGGTACCATGTGTTCCTTTCTGGTAAGGAGACCTGCAACAAACTGCTTGGTCCGCTTAAGGAAAGCTACAAGAATGGCCACAAGACCCATAATTAACAAGTAAAATGTGGCACTAGCAGCGAGACGTTTAAAAACATCGATGATCCCGCCATACTGTGCAAGCAACGGAGTGAGGTAACTGGTAAGAAGTGTGGTCATGGCGTCCAATGTAGTATGAACGGTGGCGAGTAGAAATTCTGGAATAAACGCAATAGGTCGGCGTAGAGGTGCAAGTGAAACAAAGCGATATTTCATGCGACGCCAGAAAAACTGGCAATTCCGTGTGATGATGTTTTGCCAAGCACGGGGTGTGTCGAGAACGCTTTGGTCAAC